CTGGCGGGTAGGTGTACGCACACCTGCCATAATTGGGGTTGGCAAAGACAATTTGAATGTGCTGGTAACGTCATAAAATCCTTTGACCATTTCCAGGCGAGTTTTACCGGCACAACCATCTTCCCAATTTTGAAAGAGACACATGCCTACCAACATATACAACTGTTGCGGCCCTTCGTAAATTTCGCCAGTTACACGGTTCTGAACGAGATATTTGCTAGCAAGTTGTACGGTTGCGGCGTAACCAAAATACTCATCGCGCTTAGGCTTGATGTAAACGCCCAACTCTACAATCTCTTCTGGAGTGTAGAATTTGAGGAGATCTTCATCGTAAACGCCACGGCTCACGTTGCTCACGATGTGGTTATAAAAATTTGGATAGTCGTACTGACCGAAGGCGTCTTTGCGAAGTTTGAACAAGTTCAAACGAGCGGCGACATTGGAGTAGTTCGGTGTTTCTGGAGAGATCAGATCAGCGGCAGACTTCACCAGTGCTTCGTGTAATTGGCAGGTAGTCATTCCGTCAAAAATGCTTGCAGCGGCGCCCATAGCGATTGCAGAAGCGCTAACGTTGCGAATGTTTTCCACTCCCCACATAACAACACGATTGTATTTTTCCTCAGACAACGGTTCTATAGAGCCGTCACGTTTTATGATGCTTATCATGTATTACCCGATTTAAAAGGCCACTAGATGTAGTGGCCTCATGTTAATAGATAAGCACCTACCTATCAATGCGGGGATTATAAAATTCCTGCAAGAACATCTCGCACCTGACGGAATTGATCAGTCTGCATACCGGTATAAATCGACGCGACTGCGTCAGCAAGATGCTCATTCTTGTTCACTAGCACTTCCTTTCCTGATTGCTTCCGGCGCAACCACGGTGCGTTTGGTTGCTTCTGCGTAGCCCACTGGATGATCTCTTCCTTCGACGTGGTTAGCTTATTCCCTACATAGTGCTTAATCTCATTTGGCGTAACCTGAATCAAAGGTTTGTCTACGCACGCCAGTACACCAATGCAGATGCCATAGGAGGTTTGAGCGCGACTGGACTGGCTACCTACCGGAAGTTCACAGAAAACCATATGAGCCTGCTCGATAATGGGTTTAGCTGTTCGCCATATTTCATTGGCGCGGCGTAGATCATCGCTATTCACGCGAACTGTCTTCTTGTTACCGCCTGCTTTGGTTTCCACCAGCGCCAGCTCGTAAATATCCAATTTATTCGTTTCCAGATCCAGTGTTCCCATTGCCAGGCCAAAGTTGCTCATTGAAGGGTCGACACCGACTACCCGTATGGTTTTACTCATTTTTAGTCTCCTTACCATGTTGCCCATATCGGGCATTCCATTAATTTCTGTTCGAGTGTTTTCTCGTGTGTTTGGCGAACATGAACACTATTTATCTTGCTAACGTCGTCGTAAACCAGTGTACAAGACGAGAAATCATTGTCGATCATAGTCTGCCCAATGAAGTTACGTATGATATGTATTAGTTTGTTAGCCGCTTTTTCATCAAAGATAAATACATGGGGAAGAGTGACTTCAATCATGGCTACATCATCTTTATCACACCCGAAAACAAATTTAACTCGCTCAGAAAGTGGGGAGTATGGAGAGCGCTCGATACCGAAGTGACTAAATGCTGAACCAGATGCTGTAATCTGATTGGCGCTCATGTTGACACGTCGAATAAGGTTAGTGAAAGCTGTATTGATATGTGCTTCCATAGCTCCGTAGAGAGCATTCTCTTCGATGTTCAAATCACTCGTTTCTGGATTAACCACAAATCCTGGACCAGAGTGCGGAAGATAGCCGCCTTCCGCAAACGGATTAATCAGGATTGGTGCCGTGCTTCCTGGCGGCATAGATTTTAGATTTGGCATCAACGGGGTCTCGGACAGCAGGCGAATCAGTAGCGCAAACTGATCAGTCAGAATATTTTTGTTGCATACCGCAAGACCTGGCGCTGCTCCTTCAGCGGTATAGCTGTTAATCAGATTGATTGACTGCATCACGGCAAACATCTGCAAAAACTGCTGACGACTCAAGTTAAACGACATAGCTACGACCCTCTTTAACTTCAACAGTAATAGTTTCCCTGAACCACGATTTCATCTCTTTGTGGGAAATGATCATCACTGTCCCGCGTTCGCGTGCTTTTGCTTCCAGAATCCCCATGAGACGCTCCAGACCAGCAGTATCCAGAGCATCATCAATCTCATCGCCGATAAATAACTCGATACTCTTGCTAGCGCGACTGGCAACCAGATCCTGCAAGGCAAGAGAGCACGCAATACGCACCTTACGCTTCTCACCACCAGACAAAGTCTGGAAGGATTTACTGGAGCCTGTTTTGCTTACGCAGATATTGAACTTGTCTCGATATTCACCTTTTTTGGTGGCTTCCATTGTTGACCATTCGGCAATGATGTTCCCGTCAGAAAGGGTATTGAGATATTCCGCAGTCCTGATATTCAGGAACGGTGTCACAGAAGTCAGGATATGAGAACGCACCCCAGCAGGGGAGTAAACCTGTCTAGCCTTATCCAGTAGCAAAGCTTGTTCTTGTATATTCTTTAACTCAGTTTTAAGTACACCATAGTTAGATTTATTGGCAGCCAGGCTTTCCTCATGGCGTTTGATAACAGCCAAAAATGGGTTAGTTTCTTTGGTAATGCGATTCACTTCGCTTCTCGCCCTGGCAACCATAGCTTCTACAGCCACAACTTCTTTTTCCCGATGACGAAGCGTACCCAGCTCTTTAGTCAGTTGTTCGATTCTGGAAATAATGGCAGACACATCTGGTGTGCCGGCGACAAGTGATGATTCAATTTTGAGGGCCTTCTCAAGATGCTCTTGGTATTTAGCCACTGACGTTACAGATGCCTGCGCTTGGCAAATCTCACTGCGCGCTTGTTCAACAAAACTCTCCTTCACGGTAGACAGATCTTCAACACAATAAGCCTTGCCACAGGTAGGGCATGGCTCACCGACTTTAGTATTAACTTCTTCCGCTTTCATCTTGAATGCGCGGGCACGTTGCATCGCTTCCTTCTGGATGTTTTCGGTAACGCGGATGCTGGCGCGAATATCAGTGATCGCTCCGCGAACCTTAACCAGCTTGGCATCGTGCTCTTCTTTGGACGCAAGTTTTTCCCGCTCTTTATCGATTGCATTTTCAGTATCGCGGATCTGCTCAGGCAGACTGCGTAACTCCATTTCGACCTCAGTGAGCGTGACTTCCGCCCCAACCAGATCAGCACGAGCGACGTCAAGTCGTTTTCCGCGGTCTCGCTCCCAAGCTGCAGATGAGGTTTTGGCAGATTCCAGCTCATTCTGGGACGATTCGACCAGAGACAAGCAGGCGTCCATCTTGGTTTTAGTGGTCTCCATTCGTGCGGCAGCTGCGTTGGCTCGTTCGCGAGCAATAGCGTAGGCTTTGGTAAGACGATCGACGCCGGCAGCTTCTTCTACGATAGTTTTGAGGTTTTTATCCGACATACCAGGCAAATCAGGCATCGCCTCCTGGCTGGCATAGATAGAGGCCATAAATACTTCTTTCGACGCACCAATCAACCGCTCTACAAACTCTTGCGTCAGCGTGTCCTTACCTTTTGTCATGTCGCCGTCTTCACCACGAACGATCAGCCTGTTTTTGAACTCCTTATGTTTGCGATGACGTATGATGGCGTATCGCTTGCCCTCATCCTCAATAGTCACCATCACTCGACAATTTTTTTCATGGCCCGTAGACAGAACATCGTCCCCTTTAACACCATGCGCAGTTTCGCCATAAAGACACCACATCAAGCTGTTCATAAGAGTGGATTTGCCAGCGCCATTACTGGCGGCAGATGAATCGCCACTATTAATACCTTGTATTAGCACAAGCCCACGCTGATCTAATTCGATATCGGCGTTAGCCAATGCCATAAAGTTTTCCACCTGGAGCTTTAGAAATTTCATACGACTCCTCTAATTTTGTATGTCAGTTCCTGACCGCTTCTTAGTCTGAACTCCGTATGAGCCGGAAATGATCTACGATTCAAAACACCGACGTCAGAAAGTCGCCCAAGATAAAATGCTACGGGGTTACCGGTTGGAGGATAAGGTTTGTGGAACATGACCGTCTGACCTCGTTCAAGTCTTCTCATCGTGGAGATGAAGTCCCGAAATCTTCCAGAATTGGTCGTATTCACACTGCCTCCGCACTCTCCGCTTCTGTCAGGATTTCCTGACACAGCATATCCAACCTGCTCAGGTCGAAGCCGCCGTCAGTGTCGTGAATGATCTTGCAGTACGCGGCGACGGACTCGCCCAGGCTGTCTATTTTGCTGGTCTCCGCAGTACTGGCAGTGCCTTCCATCATCGATGCCTTGCGGATGAAGTTGCAGACGACTCCCTTCGCGCCCATTGTTTTCAGGACGTTCTTGAGTTTGATGCCTTCTTCATCGCTCTCAACAACGGCACGGAAGCGCACGTAGTTACCGCGGATTTGATCGTCTTCCACATCGTCCTCAAGGTTCACGAACTTGGGTGCGGAGGTTTCGTGGTGGGTGAATGTGCCGTCAGGGTTGACAATCATGAAGCCAGCCAGCGAGCCTACATCTCCCCAATTCTGGTGTGTCAGAGCGCCGATACTCACGACGCCAGGCAGCACCTCTTTGTGGTTGTGGTAATGCCCGGACAGCAGCAGGCGAAAGCCAATGTCTTTCAGTTCTTGCGCGTCTATGCCCACATCAGGCATGGTTGGAATGGCTTTGTTGATCGAGGTATGCACTACAACGTCATGCTTTCCGTCGTCCAGACCAGACCGCAGCGTCTTCAGGTCGCTAATCAGTTCCGCGTGGTTGTTTCGCCAGCTCACCATATGGACTGAAACATCGCCCATTTTGATGGTATGGGGGCGTTTGCCGCAGACGATTTCCACCCCAATCGAGCGCAAAGATGCCGCGGCGTTAGCGCTGTAAACGGAGTCGTTTGTTTCAAGGTCGTGATTGCCCGCCAACATAGCTACTTTGAGGCCAAGCTCTTTGATAATCCATTCGTATGTTTCCGTGACGAAATGCAGAACAGAAGGCGATACGGCGCCACGAACATGAAACGTATCGCCAGCCACCAACATGTACTTGCAACCGGCCGCTTTCATGGCTTTCGCAGCTTCTTTGGTGGCGTCGAGTTGAATCTCCAGTCTGGAGTTCAAGCCGTCAGCGTTTGTTGTCGCAAAAGCATCCCAACGATGATAATGGGGATCTGAAATTACCCCGTATGGAACAGTCATATGTTTTTCCTTCGTGCTCATTTTGATACAGATTTTATGCGTGCTTGTGAGGCGAACAATCCAGACAGCAAGACGATAAAGGAAATGTAGAGGCATATGATTATGACAAATAATATAAGTAATTACATACTTATTTTATGAGGTTGCAGGTATTGTCCGCATAAGCATTGTGAGAAGTGGGGCGTAGATTTTGCTGTTACAGGTGGTCGAATTGTCACCAGAGACTATCTTTAAATCTCCAGAGCGCCACTGTAATGGGCGCTAACTTTTACTTGGGCAAATACTCGCTAAACCACTTATTTTTCTGCTAGTGGCTTCTGACGCGCTGTGTTGATATCAATTACCCCAGCTTTTGGACGAGAGTCGACAAGATCTAATTCTTCAGCACTGTGATACTCCATATCGAACTCCCGATCAACATGGCGGATGTATATGGCTGTGAGAAGGCTATCATCATTCAGGAAATGTCCGTAGGATTTGCGGATCACTTCGCCAACCTTCTCGATCTTCTCTCCGCCCATGCAGAGATGGTTAAACCGGCTGTGTTTCCGTAGCATCTCATCCACCGGGCCGGAGTAAACTTTATCGACTCTACCGAACCGGATGATACTTCCTCTTTCAGCTTCGACCAGACAAACGAGCTTGCCAGGTTCAACTCTTTCTTTCCACGTAACACCAGAACGAAGCGTGTTGAAGTAGGGGGCGTCTAATCCGATGATCGGTTTGCGAAATGTCAGCAGCGGAACATATCTGACGCAACTGTTAAGGTGGAAGTGTGCGCCGGCATTATGAAGCTTTAAGCGGGCCTCATTAATTGGGCATTTCGATGCGATACCACAAAGGTCACAGAGTAATTTCTGTTTGTTAAGGGTGCCGTTCGACTCGATGGTGTAAGAACCATCCTCAAGACGGCGAACCCAGCGCGTGCGTTTTAAATCCATGTTTGTCATTCTGCTCGTTATTGTCTTGGATACGATACCGCACAAGGTATACAGATTTTCGTAAATGCCTGTTTTACTTATCCACATTATCCACTGGATAGATCCTAATAATAAGATCCCTATAGAGATCCATAAATAGATCCTAATAGATCCCCGATCGCTGTAAGCCGCGCCGTGACTGGTCTGAGAGAGCATTCGTGTATGCTGTCAGCGGTAAAAGATAGTCTGTCAGCGGCAAGCAATATGCTGTTGTCTGTTTTTTGTATGCTGTCAGCGGTAAATAACGTATGCTGTCAGCGGTTGAACGAGAAAGGTATCCACATGTCCACAAAAAATAAAAAAGGCAACAGTAACAAAGAAGTAGAAGATAACCTCGACAACTTTGAAGAAGATTCTCTCGAATTGTACACAGGGGATCTTGTACCCAATAATAATAACACGGTGCAGCCTATCGCCCTGATGAGGCTTGGTCTGTTCGTTCCAACGTTAAAGGGGACTAAACACAGCAAACGTAACAGACCAAACGAGATTGATGCTTCAAAGGAGCTTGTCCAGCTAGAAGTTGCTCGTTCAGAGGGTTACTCCGATATTAAGATAACAGGTCCGCGCTTGGATATGGATCATGATTTTAAAACGTGGGTCGGTGTTGTACGTTCGCTGGCTGAATACGGAGAGGCTAGTGGGCGTGTTGAGTTAAGTATCACTAAGTTCGCAAAATTTTGTGGCTACCCATCGTCACAAATTAGAAAAACTCTTCGGGACAGACTTACAAACAGTCTCCTGAAAATTATGCGTACCACATTGTCTTTTCAGCGCACATATGAAGAAAAGAACGTAGATGGCTCAAATAAGATCTCACTTTTGATGGTTCACCTCGTCAATAGCGTGGACTACAACGAGCAGAAAGACACGGTCGTTTTTTATGCCGAACCTAAGCTTGCAGAACTGTATCGCTTCGACCATAAGGTTCTACTCCAGTTGAAGGTCATTAATAAACTTCCACGCAAAGAAACGGCACAGGCGCTGTATACGTTCATCGAAAGTCTTCCAGCCAAACCTGCACCGGTTTCTCTCGCTCGTCTGCGAGCACGTCTAAATCTGAGTAGTAGAAACGTCAGTTCGCAGAATCAGACCATACGCAACGGCTTAAAATCTCTCAAAGAGCTTGGTTATCTGGACTACAGCGAGATTAAGCGCGGACGCTCGATCTACATTCAGATCCACAGTCGCAACCCGAAACTAAAAGTCGCTTCCGTGAAACCAGAAGGCATCGGAGAGATAGACAAACCGACTGAAAAGAGAGGGGAAATCGATGCGAAACAGAATCTTGTCAATAAGATAACCGAGCTGTCGCAAAATCTGACGCCGGAAAACATCAAGCTGATAGAGATACTCACAAATAGTCTTAAACTGCTTTGATATGCTGTCAACGGCAAAAGGTATGCTGTCAACGGTAGTTTAACGCCCAAAGTACGCTGCAAGCGGTAAAACATATGCTGTCAGCGGTACTTTGACATTTCAGTATGCTGTCAGCGGTAGAAATTGAACACACACAATCTATTCCTACCTATTACCCAGTGGTTACTAACCTCACAGGCCGCATCACATCTATGTTTGTGTTCACTAACATTCTTTCACTGATGATATACGCTTTCGTATCAGCGAATGTAACTATCTGTATGTATCTTGTTTAACGTATGCTGTCAGCGGTAGTTTAGGAGTGATATTTCGTTTGGATATGCTACCAGCGGTATATAGCGACCCATTTTTAGCCGCAATATGCTATCAGCGGTATTTTTGACCAGATCATGCTTACATTTAAAAATCCGATGAAAATAGTCTTCATCGAACTTTGCGTATGCTATCAACGGTAGATACGTATCTAAAATTCGACTTTAGTATGCTGCCAGCGGTACTTTTTTACATGATATTGACTGCGATGCTCATCGCAGTCAGCTTACATTTAGTGTATTTTCTTCAACAGACCCCAGAGTGTTTGGGCTTTTGAAGTGAGTCTGCCTGATTCAGGGTCATACATGCGCCACTCACGACGCTGATGAATAATGACCCCATCCTCTCGCTCAAGACGTTCCAATGCGTCTGGTTGTTTGAATCCCTTTGCACGCCAATAACCGCTTGCTTTTTCTATTTCCAGACCTGCTAGTGTAATTGCCATTAACCAACCTCCTTGCAGTCATCGAAAAGGTAACTGACGTTCTTCGCGTGAACGCCGTAGACATCACCAGATTTGTTGTAAACGAAATTATCTTCACCCACACCAGACAGTTTGCCGTTACGTTTAGTGAGAAAGGGGGAAGACAGAACGCGCTCATCGCGCACTACATAAAACTGTTCACCGCTGTCCACAACCATCGCGCCGTAGTCAGCTTTGACGACGTTGCGGATCTCGTCGTTTTTCACTTCGGCCACAGACATTTCACACTCATAGACATGTATGTCCGCATAGACAGGAAAAGAGAGCAGTGCAAGAACCAGGGCTATTTTCTTCATGCCACGGCTCCTTTGATAACGTCGAATGCTGAGTCGAACACCAGCACTACGGCCAGCGCATTAATCATTGCGCCATTAACAGGCGCCAACGCTTTACGGATTGCTCCGGTGAAGATGCAATCAAGCACAAAAGCTATCGAGACAATAAGTAACAAGGTGTCTAATATGATTTTCATGATAGGTAGATACTAACTTATACATTTTTTGTTGTAAATATCACTCAAAAGTGCTGATGCCTAAAATGCGCTCAAGATGAGCCGAGTCCTCATCGCTTACAGGCATCTTGTCTTCGACGTACCAGAAACTACCGTTGTACCAACAAACACCGTCATCATCGATATACACAGAATCTGCATCCTTTCCAGTGTACTCAACGAGATTGCGCTCAATTGCCGCTTGAATTTCTTCATCGTTTAGCCCGTCGCACTTGACCATGAACAACGGGTAAGCGTCATAGTCAATGCTGGCTGAAATGCGAACCAAAATCTTCATGTGTTTTCTCCTTGTTGGTAAGTACTTATTTATATTATTGTGCGCCATGCGGCGCACAATAATTGTGTTCAGGCTGGTGGAAAGAACTTCTCCAGCGTGCGGTCGACAGCCTTATCAATGTGCATCAGATGCCAGACGACCATATCTTTATTTCCCAGACCGCGAGTGTAGATCACGTCGAACTTACGCCAGGCGGCGTGAAACCAGTGCGGTGTATCGTCGACCGGCAGATTGTCTCCAGCCTCCTTGAAGTACTTGAGCAGCATGGCCTGTTCTGCGGTTGGCGTCGGGCCAATCTCTTCCGCGTACATTCTGACGAAACGCTGCCAGTCGGCTTCATCTTCTGACTGTTCCGGTGCGTTCATTTCCGCAATCGCTTCACGCAGCTGCGTCGCCCATTCTGGCTCCGGGAAACCCTGGGCAATTTCGATATCCACTACATCCAGCGCAGCATTGGCCGCGTCATACAGTTTCTTCACTTTTTTTCTCCTGCATTAAAAGAAATACAATCATTGCAGCCCTGAAAGGGTTTGTGTTCTGAATTAAATGCTGTGGTGTGGAGTCGTCTACTCTTCTATGGGCTGCTCTCCACTCATCTGGCTGTTTTGCTGGGATTACGCCGATTCTATTTTTGAAAATGATGTCACAGGCATCGACAGGATCGTTGCACCAGTCGAAAGACCCAGCTCCGTTTGGGCCGATCGCAATTACTGCTGTGTAATCCCCCTCCTGAGAACCCTTCCAGCCGTATTGGGAGATTAACGGTCGATGGCCAGTAGCTTCTGCAACGAGGCAATTGATCTCAAAGTCTGTCATTTCGGAGTAGTTTTTCATCGACCATCCTCTTTATCTAACAGTTTTTGTATACTGATATTTAAATCATTTTGCCTTTCACACAGCTCAATCATTCCTGCTCGCATCGCAGCGCCGGAGATATATGCTTCAACTTCTGCCTTGCCAGAGGAGACAATTTTATCCATCGACTCTTGCATCAGTTTGGTGGCGAATGACAAATTAGAGGGAAGATTGACAGTAGCGGCACGAAGCGATGTGTATACATCCTCAAGTTCACGTTTGCCAGCTCTACCCTTTTTAACCAAGTCGCCAAGACGAGCAACCTCGTCTTTGATCTTCTCAATTTCTTTGGCTGTTGTGGTCTCTATCTGCGATTCGAACTTGTCACGAACACTTTTTTGTTCCGTAATACCTGGCAGCCTTTCTGTCTGACCCCAACTCCGGTAAGAAATGGTGCATGGCACGCCATCACCAACCCCGAAGCTGCTAACCATTGCGGCCCATTGTGCTTGACTGAGTTGAAATTCAACGATAGGTCTTCGTCTTTCTGAGCTTCTTCGAGGGGTAGGGATGTCTTCACCTATCACCATCTCAGCCTCGTAGATCCCGACTACAATGTATTCGTGGTGATCCAGTTCAGAGTCGAATAAACGAATACCTGTGGTGTGTACACGGCTCGTTTTAACAAGACCGAATGCTGGGTGTGACTGGATGGTTTCGCCGTGTTTGTTAATTGTTGTTACCGGATCTTCACTTTTACGATTGTTCATATCACTCTCTTAGTTCAATAAACGTTTTGAAATATCATTAACGGTTATAGTTACTTCATATTTTTATGTATGAAATTACTCATTCAGATATTCATAATTTTCATCCATGTTGTATTCTTGTGGTGTAGCTCTAGGGTGACACAATTCAAAGGCGAATTTTCGCCATTTCAATTTTTCTTCTGGTGATTGTTCGCTATATGGTGGCGCAATATCTTCGGAATCCCATTTGCCTCCACGAAGAACAATAGAACCGCAGTTACTACCTATATCCTCGTCAGCGTAATGAACGATGAATTCTAGATGAGGGAAGCGACTTGCCAGTACGTGATAAACTGGTTCAGGACAATTCCAGGCTGTATCGAAACGAATAACCAAATCACCACCACTTAGAGCGTGTCTCGCCAGACGTTTTTTAAACAGGCGCTTTGCATATGCTCGAACATGAGTTTTGCGGTGTTTGTGTCCGTACTTGATTCGTTGTTTGACGCGTTTTATAGGCATTTCTACGCTATACGCATTCCACTTGGTTCCCCAATTAGCTCGTGACCAGTCGTACCATGAATAAAAACCGTAACGACGCTTATTCTCAATGCGAAGCAGTGCGTGGGCCTTTATCTTACGGAGATATTTCGGAGTGGTTCCACGTTGAATCAGATCGAGTTCAACTTCTTTTGGCGTTTTGACTTCGCCAAAATAGAAATTACTCATAGGATATCCAGCAATGGCTGTCGCCATTGCTTCAACGGCACCGCTTTCTTCGATGTCCATACTTTTTGGGCGTTTGCAAATGTTGTTAAAGTCAATGAGTCCGAATTTATTGGTAATGGCGCGTATGAAAGCAAGGCGTTGCTTATTGGTTCCACCAACAACGCGGATCTCATTAGTTACATGGTTAGGCATAAATTAATCATCCTTCTAAATAATTTGTTTTCTTAATTTAGATAATAACTAAAAAATTACGGCGTCCAACTCGACGCCGTAATAATCTGATGTTTTTATTTCACTGTTATAAAAGGAGTATTTGCCCCTTGAGTCATATACTGAGGTAGCTGACCATTCCATTTGTTAATGGCTTCAAGTTCCATAACATTAGGGTTTTGTCTAAGCGCTTCCCCTCGCAGTTTAATAGCGTCCGCTTCTGCTTCTGCACGAGCGCGGATAGCATCCGCTTCACCATTAGCCTGTTCACGTAGCATGTTGGCTTCAGCTTTACGCTGCTCAACCTCCTGCTGACGCTGGAGTGTTTTCTGGTTCGCGGTTACTTTGGCATTGATGGACTCAATGACCGTATCCGGATAGTCTGGTTTACCTACCCATGACAGGCTTAAGACCTCTATGCCTACCGGGGTCATTTCTTTTTGAATATCTTTCAGCGCATTGTCGAGCAGAGCCGCTTTTCCGCCGTCGATGAAGGCGTCTGTCGTCATGCGGCTGGCCAGACGATTTAAAGAGTCTGCAATTTTCTGGCGTAGATCCGTATCTGTAATATCATCCACACCCTTACGGTAAGTCTGGAAAACGGTGGTGACCTTGTCTCGGTTGACCAGATAAGCCACACCAATTTTGTGACCGATTGCAGTACCGTCACTCATCTGGAAAGTGAACGGTTCATCATAGGTTTTCATCTGTTTAAAAGTAGGAAATACATACAGCTCGGTATTTAAACCAGTCCACTGACGACCGACACCAACAACTTCCCCGATCCCCTTATCTTCGCCTAGCTTGTTGACTTTAATACCCACGTAACCTGGCTCTACGCGATCACAACCGCTAAGGCCAATCGTACAAATTGCTGCCAGAACAACCGCCAATAAACCTTTCTTCATTACTTATTTTCCTTCGATTTTTTTAGTGTGTTGATGTAACGACGTCCTATGATGAAGCCGACAACAGGGAAGCCAAATGCTGTGGAAAAGCCGATTAATAAAGCCAAATCACTTTTGGCTGAAATCAGCGACGGAACAAGTAATCCGTACACAATAGAGACTGATACTACAGTCAATACCGCCATGAGATACCCTTTAATCATGTGTTTCCTTTAGTTGTTTGTTTCATGCATGATAAGTAAGTACTTATATATTTTCAAGTGATAAAAAAGGCGCCCAATGGACGCCTTGTTTTTATTCTTCAATCTCGGCTGGCGCTGACTCCTTTCCTCGTCGCTCATCGACTGCTTGAAGCGCCGCTATGATTTCTGGAAGTGGCTTATCGCGGTACATCTCTACGATCTGCGATTTCGTGTATTTCTTATCGCCAATTTCTACGCGCCCGCTGGCGTTCTTGGGCAGGTATCCTTCCTCTAACATGTACTCAACCAGAGATTCGATGACGTCCAGCCCGCGAGTCGGGTCGAAGTAGAATTTCCATGAGCACTTGCCAAACGGAGGCGCAACTTTGTTTTTAATGCATTCGGCGCCCACGTCCTGACCAACTTTCTCTTTCCCATCCTTCATAACGGATGCACCCAGACGAATACGTACCGATGCGTAGAACTTTGGTGAGTCGCCACCTGGTGAGGTGGTCGGGTCGCCAAACATAACCCCGATTTTCGTGCGTACCTGATTCAAGAAGATGATGCACGCATTGTATTTACGCGCCCACAATGCCAGCGTAGGGAAGTTGGCGCTCGTCGCGCGCGCCAGCGCCGTGTTATCGTTCATATTCAGTTGGTCTTTATCTTTCGCCGTACCATCTGCCATCTTAATGAACTTTTCGGCTTTTGAATTAGGCACCATTGATGCCAGTGAGTCTGCTACGATGCAGATTGGAGCATCTTTAGGAATAAGTTCTTCGTCGCGTACCAGTTTGAGAATAGTGCCGATCAACTCAACTGATTCTTCAAAAGTGTCAGGTTGTTTGTAAACCCACTGACCGTCGTCTTCGTCGGCATTCAAGCCGTTCGCCACTGCCAGACCAACGTCAAAGCTGTTTTCGTGATCGAGGAACACAGCCAGACCTTCTTGTCTTTGCGCAGAGATCATCGCTGCCGTTGCCAGAAACGTTTTGCCGGCGCTTGGTGGCCCGAATATCTCCACGATACGTCCAGACGGGAATCCACCGTCATATCGCCCTGAAATGGCTTTATTCAGTGGAGGGAATCCTGAATCAATCCAGTGGGAAACCTTCTGGATCTCGTCGTTGCTGCCGATTTTCTTTTTAAGCGCTAGAGAGAGAGGGGATTTTCCTTTTGCCATGTTCAGGCTCCTTTTGATTCGTTGATTCGCTTCGAAGCAGCGGCTTCGTCAAACTTGATTGCGTCGTGGTTCAGGTGTTTGGCGACGCGAGCGATGATCTTCACGACCTGCTCGCTGACCAGCGCGAACTCACGCTCAGTAGCAGAAATGCCAGCAGCGCCCAGAATGTTCGACAGAGCCACCACTGCGTGCTCGCCGTGGCAGAAGACAATCTCCTTAGCCAGCATGGTTGGCGTGGTAGTTCCGCCATTAATGATGGATTTCAGCATTAGCAGTACCTCTCAAACGGAAGTACAAAGACTTCCAGGTCTTCCAGAAAAGAACGGAAATTCAGCTCATGGCACATCTGTTCGAAAGTCTTCATATTTCGAACGCCTTTAATCGACTCGATCTCGCTGGGCGGGAATTTGGTATCAATAAGATTCATCAACGTCATATTGCGTTTGAAGGCTTCCAGCATCCGACAGCCCGTCTTCTCGTTGAAGGCGTTCTTTGCCAGCTTGTTGAATGCCGTTTTATACCGGCCTTTGTCGATTACGATTGAACCGTTATTGATGCCTCGCACCATAGAGGCGACGCTTCCCCATTCATGCAACAGCTCTTTCGCACCACCATCACCGATACCGCCAACACCTTTGATGTTGTCCGATGTATCCCCCTGTAGTGCTTTGGCTTCCAGAAAAGCGCGCGGGGTTGGGAGTCCGATAAGTTCTGCAAATTGTTCGAAGTTAACCTGCTTGTGCTTCGCGTCTTCGCGCAGACTTACCCAGCTCACATTCTCGCGCACTAACTGGAGCCAGTCTCCGTCACCTGTAAGTAGATAAATGTGATCAACTGTTGGCTGCGGTGCCAGACGAGATACAAGCATTCCTGCTAGGTCGTCAGCTTCTGCATCCTTTGCGATGAGCTGATTAACGCCAAGCGCAGTCATCATTTTAAGGATGTAAGGCTTCTGGATAGCGAAACCTTCTTTCATCTTTTTCATATCCGGATCGTCATCGCGATTAGCTTTGTATTCCGGATAGTAGTCTCGACGTTTGTCGCTGAATCCATCCCACAAGATCATTGGGCGGGCATGGAGGATTGAAGAATAACGACGGACATTTTTAACGAAACCGAATATGGCCTGAACTTCCATATCGCCGTTATGTAATTTGTCGGATTGCTGGTGGTAATAGCCAAGACTGTTACCATCCACAAAGAGATAATTCACCGGTACACTCCTTCAAAAAAGTAAGGCGTCCGTAGACGCCTTACTTGTCTCGTTATGGGTTACAGAGCATTCAGTTCAGCCAGCAAGTCATCTAGACCTTCATCAGCTGGTGTGGACGCAGTGATGGTGGCAGCTGGAGTGCTTTTAGTTGCGGCTGCTGCACCATCTTCTGGCGCTTTATCCGAATCTTGTGTGGTTTCCGGTTTGAACTCAGCTTCTGCTGCTCGCAGTATCTCTTCGTCGACAAGGCTGGTTGATCCTGGTGCTGGAGTGTGTGCTGTGGCGACGGCAGTTGCGCCTTCTGTATGACCAGTGATAGTCCCAAAACCAGGCAGTGATGTGGTGCTTGCTGTAGCGCTTGATACGGAAGAGGATACCGCCAGAGAAGACATAGTTGCTGCTGGAGCTGCGATACCGATCAAGCGTCCCATTGTACGAGCTGTGGATAACAATCGTGTTTCATCAGCCTGATTTGCATAAGCGATCAAATCATGTTGTGTTGACCACAGATTTTCAGGAATATCACCTTTGTAAACTTTACGCTTTGGTGATACATCGTATTTGGTGTCTCGGCCGGAACCGGTACGTTTAACCAGGAAAGCGTAACCTTCTTCCTTGCTCAGTGGGTTGCCAATATCGTCAGCGATATCTTCGGACATAACCTTGCAAATATCATCAAAAACAGTTGCCGGTAGTTCAATTAGCTGGCATTTCTCAACATCGGCAAAGTCTTCTCGTGCAGAAAGTACGCCATTGACCAGATAACGCGGAGTCGCACGCATTTGGCCGATACGCTCCTCCATAGCTTTATTTCCCTTGAAACGAGCACGACCTTCCATCACCATTTCACACAACTGGCAAGCGTGACCGTGAGTGTGCTGTTCACAGATATAGGCAGTGGTGACTTCTTTACCTTCTTCGTTCTGATGCTTAACGTAGTGCATACCAAAAGTCTGGAAAAACACACCATTCGGGTCATCCTTATTCGGGAAAATACGAAGATAGTTATTACCATCTTTCATACGGGTCAGATCGATGTTATTGCCACGCTTAGAAGCAATATCACCACGGGTCTTGTTAAGCAGATCGAGCAATGACTTAGACATGTGTTTCTCCTGTTGTGATTGTGGCCATTGGCGCCGTGCGCTTTGGGCATTCGTTTGGTTTAGACTCTTTTGAGCGCGTAAATAATAGATCAGTACTTACTTATTATCTATAACAATTTAACGGGGTGGTAGGAACCGTTCAACCCCCAATCTCTCTATCTCCACAATCGTCATTTTTGATGCCTGTACTATCATGTCTCTACGATGTGAGAAGGCGGATACAGCGTGTTTGTACAGATCTGCTATGTGTCTGGCATCGTCAAGTTTCTGTCTCTTGGCGAGATATTGCGGATTAGTTTTGACCTTTGCTTCTAGAACGGACTCGTTAAACTTAATACCGTTCATACTTAGATTTTTACGTTCATTATCATAAATTTTTGCCTCGATAGCGTCGAGTGATAGTTTGGCATCGGCAACTTCACGCTCCGCTTGTGCTAGCTTAGATCCGTACTCCATCAGAAGACGCGGCTGCTTCCGCCATACCTCTTCAAGATTCTCACGATCGAACTCCAGATCGGCCATAATTTTTTCGTAGATTTTGACGCTCATTTGTTAGGTTCTCATTTATTTCTTTGTATTAATTATACGATCAAGTAAAAATTCAGTCAGTAGACGCCTTGATGTAAGAAAACATTCGCAGAACATGGAGCTATATTGCCCCTGTTCTGTTCAAAAAAGAGAGTTGCTAGATTGTTTTAAGCGTTTCAGCTACGTCAGCTAGTATTGCTTCCAGTCTTTCCCCTTCTTCTGGGCGGAAGTACAGAATGTTTGGATTGAAACCATAGAAGACTGTTACATCAAGATCTGGTAGATACTCTTTACGTCCAATAAGGTCTGATGGTTTGCTTTTGTTATTGAACAACGACGTCGCTCGGCTGCCACACGTCAGCACATAGGTCGGACGAACCAGGTTGATCTCTTCGCGCATGAAGTCAGTGAACTGGCTGATCTCGTCTTTGGTATAGTCCTTTTCTTTGTCCTTCACCTTCTTGCACACGCCGGTGATGTACAAATCGCCCATTCTTAGATCGCCTGCAGTAAGTAACTTCGCTTTGAAGTCGTCGTACCCATTTTCCATGAAGTAACCGGTACGCCCATCATTGCCGTTCGCGTTGTCCAGAATGACCATGATTTTCGGTTTAATACCGATGCTGGGACGGATAAGTTCATCACCTAAACCCATTTCGGCCGCCATGCGCGTCATCAGTACATTCACCTCCGCAGATCGTTTAGGGGTCATCTCGAATGGACGAGAGGCTTTCACAGCGTCGATCACCAGATTGCCCATCAGCTCCGCCTGGTCTCGCAGCCGTTCAGGATCTGTCGATGGCAGACTGCCAGGTTCAATCGATGCGAACGCACCTACTTTTTGCAGTGACTCGCGCACTCGGCTGTTACACGCACGCTTCTCGACCGCTTCCTCGAATTGCTCCAGCGACTCAAATTTGCCACCTACTTTTTCTCTCGCTCGCATAATGGCCTGACAGCCATTCTCCGAGCAGCCTTTGACTGCGGAGAAGGGGGCATAAAGAACCTGGCTACCATCTTCCAGTGTGCGGATCTCGATGCGGTTCGACGACACGTTTACATCTGGTGGTAAGACGCGGATGCCATAGGTGAGCGCATCCTTTACCAGACCTTGGTGTTTGTCCTCGCCCAGAATAGTGAGCGCAGCAGCAAAGAACTCAGCAGGGAAATGAGTTTTCAGCCACATGGATTGATAACTGATCAGCGAATAGGCCACAGAGTGTGATTTGTTGAACTGGTAAGCACCGTTTTTCTCGAATGCCTCCCAAATTTCTTTCGCTTTCATTTCTGACAAACCCGCGTGTGAGCCTGTCACGCGCACAATTGCCATAGGTAACTTTGCGCCTTTCTCAAGAGCTTCTTCCACTGTTAGCAGTGTTCCGTCTTCACATTTGAAATGTTCGGCTCGATGAACGCGCTGCGTTGTGCCGTCTGCCAGCTCAACATCAATCCATCCAGCTTGAGCCTGGGCGATAAATCTTTCACCCATACTCTTCATTTTCTCCATATCTTTCTTACCGATCGCCTTACGTACCCCATCTGCCTCAGCCATTGTGAAGCCGGCCAGCAAACGAGTCGCGCTCATGGTTTGCTCCTGATAGAGAATGACGCCATTTGTTTCGGCGGTTAGCTCGTCTAGTACTGGGTGCAGTGATTGCGGAGTCATGAAGCCTTTGGCAACTGCGACGTAATCATCCAACATGCCTGACTGAATCGGGCCAGGTCGAAATAGTGCGGTCGTAGCGACAACGGTTTTAAAGCTCATCGGCTCAATGCCACCGCCCAGATCTTTAAGCAACTTGCGCATGGGGCCGGACTCCAGCTGGAATACACCCTGCGTATATCCAGCAGCAAATCCATCCAGAACCTTACGATCGTCAAGCGGAATGGCGTCGAGATTGATGTCTTCCCCTGTGCTTTCTTTGATGTATCGCTTCGCGCTGTCCAGAAGATCGAGTGTCGCTAGACCGAGAACATCCAGTTTAATCAACCCCATTGCCTCGCAGTAACGCTTGTCGAATGCGATACAACGAGCATTGCCTCGCAGCTCGACAGGGGTTCTTTCAATCAGTGGTACGCCAGCAACGATCATCCCCGCAGCATGACGGCCGAAGCCACGCATCAGATTTTGAAGTTTGCAGGCGGCTTTGAAAGCATCCGGGTTTTTGGTAGCGTATTTATCCAGGCTGGCCAGTTGTTCACGCAGTTCTTCAAGGGGAAGGCTGTCGTCTTCCAGATTTTTAAACTCTTTAGAAACGGCCATGTCTGCGGCGTCGACACCGAAAATGCGAGCGGTGTCGCGCAAAGCAGAGGCGGCGCCCAGATAGGTAAAGTTAGGAATGCCGGCGACATATTCTTCGCCATAGCGTTCATTCAGATACTCGATCACCTCATGGCGACGCGCCTGGCTGAAGTCCAGATCCGCATCCGGAAGGTCAAGACGTTCTGGGTTAATGAAGCGCTCAAACAGCAGACCGTGGCGAATAGGGTCTACATTTGTGATGCCAATGCACCACGCCACCAGAGAACCAGCAGAAGAACCACGCCCAGGTCCAACGGGAATACCAGCTTCACGACTGTGATTCATCAAATCGCGAACCATCAGGAAGTAACCACAAAAGCCCAAGCGAGTAAGCGTATCCATTTCGTATTTCAGACGATCAACATATACCCGATGTTGGGAAGCTGGTGGCGTATAGCCAAACTCTTTTGTGGTAAGACGTTTGCGCAATCCCTCTATGGCCAGCTTCATTAACGTTGCAGGTTCATCGTCTGCCATTTTGGGAAGAGCTGGTGGCAATTCATGCCAGCGCCAGGTGCACGCTTCGATAATGGTATCTTGTGTGGTTGAGGCCATTGCAGCAGTAACGGGGACATCCATGCGGACAGAGAAGGCTTTTAATGCTTCTAGGAGATGACGGCGCCCATTAACAGCGTTGTCACGCTGATAGGGTATACGCAAGCGATGAGGCTGATCTATTTTGATGTTATTCGTCACCATATGCGCAATGTCTTTAATATCAGCGTCGTCGACTTCTTCGTAATATGCGGGGTAGAACGCAACAGGCTCAATTTTCAGAGCGCTAGCTACTTTCATAGCCCGGACATTTATCTGGTCGTAGAATGGAGTTGGGTGAGGGTAAACCACGTTGTAGAAGTTTTCGCGCCCGCCAGCAGTGATCAATGTGCTGATAATATTAGCGAAATCCCGACGTTGAAATACGCTTCCAATGTCGGAAGTGAGCAGAATAATGTTACCTTTAGCATATGTGGCCGCCAGCTGATCGAGTGAGAGTCTAGGCACAAAGTAAAATTGTTCTCGCTTGTTTGCGATTGTCATTAATTCGCAGATGTCACGATAGCCATGTTCGTTCTTGATTAGAGCGGTGAAGCTATAATTCCGTTCACGAACCAATGATTCCATACATCCTGAAGACTCTTTTGCTAATCTGGCGCGGTGCTCATACGTTGGATCGTCAACAATATTTAGCTTTACACCACAAATCACCGCTATGTCTTCACCAGCAGCACGCTGCAGGGGGATCACACTAGCAATATTCATGCTATCCGCAGAAATCACAGCGGTATAGCCAGCCTCCTTCGCGATCTTCACCGCGTTTTCTGCTTTAAGAGCTGACTCTCCAAGAGAAAAGTCAGTTCTGACCATCAGAGCCTTCATGTGTTTTTACCTTTCTGTTTTTCTTAATTTTGTCACTGGGGAAGCCAACGAACTTCCCATATATTGAGATCGCAGCTTCTTTAGCTGATTGATGGCATTCCGATTTGTCTGGACATGCCAGACAAACCCTGCTCGTTTCAGATGCTGCGATAAGGGAGCTGAAACATCCTTTACGCACGATTAACCGAATATTTTCTGTACCACTTCGCGAGCAGCTTGCGCGGAAGTTGAGGGGAGTTTATTAATAAATGACTTATCGATGCCGGCAGAGAAGTCTCCGCGCATCATTCCAATTTTGGCTGATAGCAACAATTCACGAGGGCCTATTGGCTGACTGATAAGATGTTGCTCATATCCATCTCTAACAAGATTGGCGAACTTGACTAACTTTTCTGCATATTCACGTATTATTCCTGCCTCCACCAACATGTTGGTTTCAGCTTTTACGCTCATATATTTCACATGGGAGACGATACCGAAACGAGAGAAGTTCGCAGCGTTCTGGATGTTCGTGCCTTGATAAAGGCCTGTTTCATCGCCAGAACCATTTGTATTTCCCGTGCCAATAAAGGCGAAACGCTTATGCGGTTCAATACGGCGCCAGTCTGGTGTGGCTTCTTTGATAATTAATGGCTCGCCTTCCAGTACTGGCTGATAAACGCCCAGAATTTGCGGGAATGCAAAGTCGTACTCGTCAGCCAGATATACCCATCCATTTTTCATCGCCAGTGCCAGTAGACCAGGCTCGAAGTATGTAGATCCGTCTCTAGCTAGAATTTGTCCAGTAACATGCGCTTCTTCCATTGAGGCAGTATGTTGTGCGCGAATTAAAGGACGATTAAGTAGCGCGCATAACTGGGTTGGTAGTGACGATTTACCTGTTCCAGCATGGCCCCACAGATACCCAGGTATACCAAGTTCCAGCATCATGAAAATGTCTTTGATTAGATCAAAATCACCATACACATAACCTTTCTTTGCTTCTGGCACGAACTCAGGATACGGAGTGTTTACGTTCACAGCTACTTGTAGAGGCTTCCCTCGCTGTGTACCCAACTGTTTTACGGTCACGTTAAGCAGTTCGTGAGCGGCCACTAGTTCAGTTTTATACTCAACAGTGCCTGCATATCCTGGATGGGAACTGATATCAGCTATTTTCCCTTCACGTGGTGTTTTTTCTGCTCGTTTTTCTTTCAATTTCTCCATCGCTACACTTGAGAGTGTCGGTTCATCCGGGAATTGAGTCGTATACATTTTTACGACGTCATCGACATCAAGATGCTTAGCGTCTTCAGGGATGTTTTCGCAACGTCCCATAGAAATGTGAGTCTTAAAGTGATGGAAGGGTTTGCCACACCACTTGCAGATTACGATTTCAGGTAATTTATCTTGCTGTAGTGCAGTTGCGGTCATGTGTTTTCCTTACTGTTTGTCGTTTGTGGGTTATATCTTATATAAATATATTATGTTGTATAGTAAGTGATTACTTATTTTATAGGTTGAAAATGTTAGCTAAGAATGATACGAGAAAGCTCAGTTACTACCGATGAACCTAGTTGCTCCACACTTTTCACTAAAGCATAGTTTTTATAAAAAAACCTTGGTGCATCAGTTAGTATGCCTACTGCCATAAGATCGATATCGCTAACTGTTTCGATTTCTTTAGTTGTAGTCTTCAAATGCTCCTTAAATCCCTCTCCGGCAGCACATGGCTCACCGTCACTCAAAACCAGCATGATCTTCCGATCTTCCATTCTGCCATAGAACAGGGATGCCAGTTGCACTATGCTTTCTCCATCAACGTTATTGAGAAGAGGGAAGGTAGTACCAACGCACCCCATACGAGCACGAATTTCTGGCGCGTTTGTCTTTTCGTTCCAGTTTTTAATAATAGGCAACATCAATGCTTCGAAGCGAGAAAACCCACGTTTGGACATGACGCTGTAGTCAGGATTCCCGAATGTGGTAAAGCCGGTAATGATGTTAGGCACATTGATGCGATCAAGCGCATCGGCAATGGTGTAGGCGCTGGCAAGTGCCAATAGTATTTTTTTGCCATTCATTGAACCAGACAAGTCAATCACCTGCTGAACGCAAGCGTTAACAGCCTTGTGGTCTTCCTTCCTGCGAAATACACGCTCATCCTTCATTGATAAGCGATACAAACTTGAACCGTGTATTCGACCACGACGTTGGCCAGGGATAAACTGTACGCGATTGCGACTTGCAATCGCACGTTCCAGATCTTTAGCAAGAGTAGAGGAAACGCCAGAAGACAGATATCGCTCAATTTTTCTCTCAAACAACTTACTACCTTCAGTGACAATGCGATAACGATCGATTGGGTAATGAAGAGGTATGGCGCCGAACACTTTTTGAGTACGTTTTATGTGTTCTTCTGCATCATCTATAGAGCCTATAAAATCGTATGAACGATCGTATGGCCGATAGTCTGAAAGAGGTGTGCTTGTAAGCTCTTTACTAATAGTTGCCGACAGTGCGTCCTCAGTCATTTCGCCCACCGCGTCCTCCATCCCATCAAGTACCTTGAGGGCATCTTCTAATGTCATGTCATCTGTCGTAGGCGTCAAACCAGAGTCACCTTCTTGAGTGGTTTCTGTGTCTTCTTTTTTCTCACTTCCTTCATCAAATTTGTCGTTTGCTTTCTCACCGGTTTCTTCCGACTCACCAGCAGTTCCACCTGTTGTACTATCACTGTCTTCATCAGAGCCATAGCCATCTGAAATATCAGCGTCGTCATGATGGCCATCCGCAGGAGCCGACAAATCGTCTTCGCCTACTTCTGTAGTATTATTATCTATGTCACTTATATCTTTATCGTCTGTAGGTAAGTCCCTATCTACTGATTTTGATGATTCAGACGCACCAGAATCGTCTGCTTCTGACCCTTCTTCGCGACCATCATTTCGTTCTTCTTTCTCTTTCTTGTCATCCGTCGACTCTCTATCATCTTTAACTTTTACTCGTTCTGTAGATGATTCTTCGGGTGACTCGGTGGTTACTTCCGTCTCCTCTTCACTTTTGGGAGATTTTTTTACGGAGGATTTTAGCTTAGGTAATTCACCTTCTGGATTCTCCTTCATGTCTTTCATTAATGTGGCTATTGCAGCGGCCACTTTGACACAGTCTTCTGTGCTAGACATGTTTCGAACGGCAACATCTACCCCATGCTCTTTCAACAAAGCCACAGGCTTTGCGATCAGATGCCAGTACTTTTCCATAAATTCAATAAACGGGGCTTGTCCATCCCAGGCACGTACAACAGGGCAAAGGAAAAATTTAAGAAATAGATCGCGCTGATTACCGTGACATATTGAGACGGCTTCTGGCACTTTTGTTTTGAAATACTTATCGATGATTAGATTTTGTGTAGCAAGTAAGTTACGACGTGTTCCGTTAAAAACCTGACCCATTTTACGCTCAATGAAGACATCTTCCAGTGCGTTCCACAAACCTGCAGATGGTGCCTTACCTTTTTTACGCATCTTTATGGCCACAAGAGTGTCTGTGAAAAGTATATGAGCCACTTCATGGTCAAGAAAACCTCGCACTGCGTTCATTAGTGTAGGTGTTGCATCGTCTGGGATAGATGGAATATTTACCAGTACAGGCTCTCCGCGCTTGTTGTAACGTACAAAAGCGTCATTGCCTCGTTCTGCCACTGGTATCTGCTTACCAGATAACATTGCCACTACACGTTTTACACAGTCGCGAAAGTCCTGTACCTCTTTCAATACAGTTTTGGTCGGAGCTTTAGACATGAGATTTTCCTTGTCGCTAAAACAATTTGTTTTCTTGTTTTAGTAATTTAGCGCTGTACGAACAGGCATCAAAACTGTTCGTACAGGTCACGGAGGTGGGAAGTTAGGTTAATTCGTTCTAACTGCTATTGAGCCGCAGCCGGTGTTAATCAAAGTGAAGCGCTTGTTGCAATACTCAAACTTGAATGCGGTTGCATCGTTCATGTCCAGGGGTAGCTCAACAGCTGGCAACTCGGTAAGAATTGTCGCGGCATTTTCCTCTTTTAGCGCATAAGCTGTTCCAACCTCAAGGGCGGTCAAATCAGAAGTAATATTTTTCATTTCATATCATCCAACTGAACACGGTTAAATTTTATCAAATACTACTACCTATTGTATCAAAACTAAATATATCTATATCAGATATATCTCACTTTTCTCCTTTATAACCAGGCAAGATAAGTAACTTGAGCCGTGTTATACTGCCGCTTGGCAAGTACTTTGATGCCTTCTAAAATAGATAGATAAGTCTTTACAACCCTAGCCTTTACTGTAATATCGGTAAGCACTTACCAGAGATAAACAAAACACGCAAGGTTTAACTATGGCTACCAAAGAAACAGAAAATAAATCAGGTCGATACGCTGCATACATCGATTCTCTAATTACGATTTCTTCTAAAAATCAGGCAACTATTGCCAGTGAAATAGGTTATAAAAACCCTAATAACCTTTCGCTTATCAAGAGTGGTAAAATCCCTTTACCGATTGATAAGGTTCGCCCACTGGCAAATGCTCTTGGGGCCGACCCTGTTCGTCTGATGTTGATGGTGCTTGAAGAGCGCCACCCAGAACTCCTGGAGTTCTTTAGAGAAGAGGGTACAGCGCCTCTTTCTCCGGACGAAAAGAAAGTTTTAGAAGCGTTTCGCCAGCGCTTTGATGGTCAGCATGGCGCTTCTGAAAAGGTTGTTGAAGCCATCAAGTCACTGTGAGAAGTTTATACGAATAAGCTCGGTGGCTAGACGATCTCCCTTGAATTTGTGGTCTATCTCGTCTAAATCGTTTTGATTTACTATGGATGCGATGTATGTCGAAAAACCTTCCAGGGCGACTCGCATCTCATCCATGTAATCGTGTCGATCGTAGACGCGGTCCATTCCCTCAAGGCTGTGGTTCATAATCTTACGCGAGACTTCAGGATTAATCCCTAATGCTGGAAAATAACTTCTAGCTGTACGTCTTAAATCTCGTGGTGTAAATGCTTCCACATCCATAAGCTCAGGGCGTTCAAGAATCCTTCTTAAAGCTTGTGCTATGGCTACCTTAGACATAGGAACATCTTTTCCTGGCTGCTTATTAGACGGAACGAGCCATTTGCTACCTTTGCCATAATTGATAAGCTCCTCAACGCACTTCTTCATCAGCGAACTTAAAGGTAGTGAATGATGTCTGGCTGATTTGTTACGTGTGCCTTGATTCCATACACCTCTTTTTAAATCAAACTCCTGTACTCCAGCTCGCAGTACTTCATCTGGCCGTCTAGCGGCTACGAGACAGAGTCTAGCGGCCCATTTTGTACCAGGGCATACATTAAAATAATCCCAGACATTCCAAAAAACCCAGACTTCGGCATCAGTCAACTTTCTTTCTCGCGGTGCAGGTTTGGCACCACCGGCGACCTTGTTCAGCGACAGATCGTTAAGAGGAGATGTATCGATCATCCCTTGAAAGGCACACCATCCCAGAAATTGTTTCATCAGGGAAAACACGCGTCTCCCCATAACTATCTTGCCTTCCAGTATCAGTGGGTTCACGAGTTGGTTGACTAAAACCCTGTTTATATCACTTACTTTTACATCTGCTATGAATGGCAAAACATGTATCAAAATGCAGTGAACTGCTATTTCCGGTCGACGTCTTGTTATCAGTAAAGATAAGCGAGTGAATAACTGAAAAGCATCTGAAAACCGCATGTCGCCACTTACCAGTGAGGCTGCCATCGTAGTCATTTGTGATGCTCGGTCGAGATATTCAATCGTCTCTTGAGAGGTGTTCTCGGCTGCGCGTGCTCTATCAAAGGAATTTTTCATAGTCCAATCACTGAGTTACGCCTTTACTGTATGCATAAACAGTATATTAGGCATTGTTTCTTATAGGATCAACATAAACTTAACGGTTTTTTGTCAATGATTCCATACTTAATAGGTATGGAATCATTTATAGTCAGTTTGACGGAAAATAAGAATTAAAGGACAATGATGCCACACAAAATGAAATGCTTCTTAAAGGGGCAATAAGTGCGCATAGAAGAAGAAGTTTTTCTCGATGATTATGGGATGAGACGAAAAAAATTCGTTTATGATCATCGAGTTCATCACAGCTACGTTTTTGTTGCCGGCAATGAAGTATATACGGTTATTGTGGGGAGTCTGGTTGACGAAGTGACCTTCACTCGAATCGGATACGAGATGCCCCCTGGCATTGCATTTCCTGCAAACGGAATGGCAGAAGTTTATTTTGACGTTTACGATGGTATGGATGGTTTGGCCGACTTCCGCCATGTCAAATTTGAGGGATTAGGGAGTGCTGTGGTTTTGCAAACGGTTTCATTGGCGCTAATCGCGCACTATGAAAAATTTAACATTGGTGGATTTGTATTCCAGGCCGCTTCTGGTGGTGTCGTGGACATTGGGCGCCGCACTACTCTTGAAGAGACCTATGACTATATGCTTGGGTTAAAAAGTGAACCGCGCTATAATATACGTACAGGGTTGCCAAAGAAAGCTCCGCGACCACTGATACCGGAAGACTTACATGCGTACAAAACAATTACAGAGGGGAGAGCCTGCTATGTCGTATTACAATAAGCACGAACGCACCGCACTTCTCGGCTCTATTAATGGTGAGAAGAAGGTTTTGCAGGCGTTGGTTACTGCCGAGTTGAAGACTCACCCCGCTAACTCCGAGGCGTATTTACGCGGCCTTAAAGCTGGTCTTTCTGCGAGCAAAAAACATTCATCTGCCACACTATTACGCAGAAAGTTGAAAGGTAGTCTCGTCCGAGAATTAAACGAAATTTAAAAGATTCAGTAAAGAATGGCCACATAAGTGGCCATTCTTTTACATAATACTTGCTAACTCAGCAAACTCCTCGTATCCACCGATCGGCTCCCCATTAACAAAGACCTGTGGTATGGTTTCTACCGATTTACCTACCAGTTCGCTTAACTTCTCCTTCCCAATGCCGGCCGCCACGATGTCAATGTATTCGTACTCGCCATAACCGCGGCTTTGCAGCTGTTTCGCCAGCTCGACCGCTCGTTTGCAGTATGAGCAGTTGTCGCGTCCGTATATTGTGATCTCGGTCATTTAGTTACCTATAAATAAGCTTCAAGTGCAATTTTGCACAATTCAGAACGCACGCAATCTTCGGCCATGAATTCAATCAGACCAACTTGGCTGGACGGTTGGAACCGCTCCAGTGCGTCTTCCAGCCCTGATTTGACATTGCCTGGCAGATCGCATTGGGTAATATCCCCGTTAACGATAACCGTTACGTTCTCACCCATCCGGGTCAAGAACATTTTCATTTGTGACACCGTAACGTTTTGTGCTTCATCCAGTATCACGACAGCATTTTCGAACGTGCGTCCACGCATATATGCAAAGGGAGCAATCTCCACTTTCGCAACATCTGGCTTTAAGCAATATTCGAGAAATGAGCTACCCAGACGCTTCTGTAGCACGTCATAGACTGGCCGGAAGAATGGAGCAAATTTCTCGCTTATATCGCCAGGAAGGAACCCCAGATCTTCTTCTGCTTGCAATACAGGACGAGTAACGATGATCTTATCGACTTCCTTATCCAGAAGACGTTGCGCTGCGACAGCAGTAGCCAGGTATGTTTTGCCACAGCCTGCCTCACCAGTGGCAAAAGTTAGCGCCTTATTATCTAACGAGATAAGATAATGAGCCTGAGCTTCGTTGAGGGCTTCGATTGGAGAGTTATCGCGCTTCTGTTTCGGAGGCAGAGCAGGGGCGGCAGCCAGTTCGTCAACAATGATTGTGTCGATTTCATAACCACGAATGCGTGATTTGTTCTTTAGTACCTGACGAGCTGCGCGACGCGCCTGTTTACGCTTGTTTCCCATATTGATTCCTTTCAAGTGAGTAACTGTCGTGACTATAGCTAAAATAAATAGGTAAGTCATTACCTATCTATGAGTTTATTTGTCTTGCTGAAAGAACTTTGAAAGGCTGGTGCGCCAGATTCGTCGAGACAGCTTTAAACTAGCTGAAATGATATGGTCGATTAGGTATCATTCAGTTCCAAAATTAACCAAAGACACTTATAAAATGCCTGTTTTATTAATCCTCATACTTGGGACAGTGATGACTATTTTCTGGGATGTCGTTAAGGAAAACGTAGAGGTTATAGGTACGCTTGGCACTTTAGCTACTGCTTGGGCTGCTTACGAAGCAAGGAATAGCGCAAAGGCTGCGATGAAGGCCACTCAACTGACATCGGCTTCGCTTCTTGAAATGAAAAAAGCCTCTTTTAAGGAATGGTACGGCATATTACTTGAACAGCATAATAAATTGCTTGATGATGTGAATAAGACCTTATTAACTGACACTCAGTTTGATGATGTTAAATTAGAGATTAATACGATCGAAAGGATGTATTACTACACAACAAAAAATCCTGTTTATATAAAGTATATTAACCATATTATCCTAATACTAAACTATTTAGATAAAGACTTCTATCTGCCGTCATCGGCTGATAGTGAAAAGAGATCTTACATAGAACAGTTGCGCAACAGCATTAGCCCAAAAGTAAGCCTGCTAATTGCCATTTTTGGCCTTAATATCGATAATAACAAAACTTATGACGCAAAGAAACTTTACAACCTCCTAAACAAATATAACTTTTTTGAAAGTGAGCTTTTTTTTGAAGATGCAATATCAAAAGTTCATTTCTTAGATTCTTATGTCAGTGAGATATTTAACAAAGAATATCGAAGAGGCGTAGAGTTTTATGTTGATGAAATGGTTCGTGGTCGCGAGCCCCCTAATACCAATGTGTTAAACCGACACCAAAGGGTTACATTCGCAGTTCTATGGACCTACAACAACCCCTGCCAACAGCATTTATTGGAAATATTCAATAAATTACCTCTATACATGAGAAACAGCATAGAATTGAACATGGAAAAAGCAGCCGAGGAAGTGGTTAAGTTTTATTCTTCGTTGCATCGTGTTATTGGCTGGAAACTTAAAATAACTGGTTTAGACGAGAGAGCAATCAAGGATGAAAAACAGCTGAAAAGGCTTATTAAGATTTACTATAAATATTCTTTCAATACCAGACAGACTGGTATATTGCTAACTAATGGCGTTAACAATATACTTGCTGAAAACATAGAAGATAGTCTGTCTAAATATTCTTTATCAAAAGCATATTTAGAACTCAAATCTAATCCGCACCAATCTGAGAGGATTGATAGAATAGTGAATGAGGTTGAAAGAGTGATCGATGCTTACAAAGCAAATCTTAATTCGCTCAGTTTTAATTAACTAAAAGAGAAAAGGGGCATAAGCCCCTTTGAATTTTGCGCTGAAAAAGTGTTGCTACGATGCTAGGAAGCACTACTATGGTTAATAACGTCTGCTGTAATGTCTATCACAGCGTTGAACGGTCTGGGCGACGTTAGCGGAGTCATTTCAATTAAAGAGAAACCAAACCGTTCAGCGATGTGCCTCAAAATTTAGCTTGTTGTGACGCCAGATGCTTATCTTCTGGTTGCTTCAAAGAGCTGCAATTCACCACAACGGTAAGAGCACTCGATGCATTTAAGCCAAGCCCCATAAGGGAGAATGCTCTTACCTGTTGTGTTGGTGCCGGTTAACGGACTCAAACCGTTGACCTCTGGCCTAACATCGGATCGTTGTCATTGACCAGCCATGCTGTCTACCGAAGTAGAAACGATGCTTTGGCTCTCGCGCTCTACCAACTGAGCTAAACCGGCATTGGCGATGATGGGTGGATTCGAACCACCGACCAGTTGATTAACAGTCAACCGCTCTACCACTGAGCTACACCATCAATTTCGCAGCGGTACTAGCTTCGGAATCCGAAGTTTTCCCGCAACTTGCACTTTACGTTAGTGCCAGACGAGGCTTGTGGCTCGCTCACGTGGAGCGAAGATCTAAAATCTTTCTCGGCGGTTGATAGTCGCCAGATGTTTAGATCTTATTGGATGTATGGAATCATCCATGTTGTGGCATCACACAGTTTGCTACACCTGAAGGTATTAACCACAACGTTGAGACCACTTAACCAATTAGTTTTACCCAATTACAACCTTGTCAGTCTTACAGCCTCTGTGGATTTCACTGTATGATTGAAAGAAAACAGTGGTCTCAACGTTGTGTGCTGGCTAACCACGCCAGCCGGGTTACGTCGCCGCTTTAACCCAGATTAAACGACATAAGTAATGGAAATGACGTAACAGGATGAACGGTCGATAACTGAAACCGGGATGGGTGAATGGAATGAGGAAACCAACCGCCCATCCTGTTACTTCATCGGAGAGGGCATGGGTGGTGCCGTATCATGCCCTCTCCTGCGTTCTGCAATCACACTCGCTCAGTGTGTCCCATTTCGATGACGAGGCTGGAAACTAACCTCGCTGGTGTTTGGCTGATTAGGCTACTGCCAGATACTGATTGTCGTTTGCAGTTATCTTTAAACGTTCAAACAGTCGCGTCTCAACGAAAACAAGTGAATCTTATACACTCAAAATAGATAAGTAAATACTTATTTCACGTTAACCTTTTAGTTGCTATTTTTTTGATCAAACTGCCTTTTGGTTCCGGAGTTCGCGTAATAGTGGCGGTAAAACGCTTAGCATGAATAGTGATTGTTTCATTTTCTTTGAGTTCACCGTAGTGGATTTCCAGAAGCGTACCCAGGCGCCATAACCCATCGTCAATACGTTTATGGCTGGCAAATTTTATCAGCAACAATTTCACGATAAATTGGCCTGCCACGAATGCGCACACAAAACCAGCCATCGTAAAATATGAGACAAACAACCAGTCGAAAGAAGTCAGTTTCGTCATTTTTGCTCCTCTGCTTTATGAAGATATATTCTCTTATCTATGCGCATGGATTTTGCTTCAAGCTGCTGCTTGACCAGACGTCTATGAGTGATGAAGCCGCGACTCAGGCCAATAGCCAAAGACAATATGATGTATGGAATCATGAATAAGCCCCTGCGTCTGTCAGTTGTTTAAGTAACTCGCGGCCTTTTTTGGTCAGTTGATAATTCTCCGCTTTCCCTTCCGGCTCGACGTTGGCCACCAAGTTCATTTTCTCAAGTTTGGCACGCGTTTTTGGTTGCCAATGCGCATAAAAGCACGACCATTTACTGATTTCACGCAAGGTTTCCCTTTCCCGCTTACTTAATACGATCATCGCCAGTCTCCTTTAGCGTGTTAGTAATTTCGATGATGCGGTATATGTGACCACGTCTTTCCATCAGCCCGCGCTTCACGTAATCGTTGATACAGCTGGACATCACCAGAATTCCGATGACGAAACCGACACCCAAAAAAACGTTCATCCAACCGAGCATCATTCTTTATCTCCGATACGTTCTTCGGTATCACGAAGGCATTTAGGCCATTTCAGCCGCGGATGACGCAGACTGCCATCTGGCGTATACTCGTGGAAATTCACCTTCACAATACGCCCCATGTATTTGTCCTGGTTATGCCAGATCTCATCGAGGTAGCGATGCTTGATTCCAGAAGCGCGGACCTCAGTTCCATCTTCGAGTCGAATGACGATTTTGCCGAGGGTATGTGCAAAGCCAGCATCCGGATCTCCAGGTAGGAAGCCGATAATCTCTCCATCAGCTTCGTTTTCATCTTTTAGTTTCCACCAGCTACGGGTGCGCTTGAATTCATAGACGGAATCCGGATCTTTACCCATCTCCCCTTCTTCATTTGCGTCCAGACGCTTCATAAAGCGTTCTACATAGTCTTCGTGGCTGTAAATGATGTAGAAGGGATGCATATGAATATCTGTAGCGTAATCCTGACCGCGAGTATTTTTGAACCACGCCACCAACATTGAGAGACGCTGTTTCAGCTTCATACCGTTCTTCTGGTATTCGATCGTTTTAGCCTGAACGCGCCACTCAGGAAGAAAGAAATCGAAGATATGGTAGATGGCGCCGACAGCCTTCACCTTCTTCTTGCGCAGCGCTGAGACGGAGTTATTAAACGAACCAGCAGTACCTTCGCCATCAAAGAAGATGTGTTTGTAGCCTGATAGCTTCCCCAACTCCAGCATGGCGGGTTTAAGGTGATCGAGAGATGTTATAGGGTTGCCGGTGCGCGACAGGAAATTAACCTCTTCCTCATCTACAATGACTTCACAGATGACGCGCAGCCCATCCAGCTTGAGACTGCCGATCATTGGCCACCTGACTTTGGGGTTTGGTTTGAATGGGTATTTGTCGCCTTTCTCCTTGTACGGAGAGGCCAGCTGTACCTCAAACTTCGGAATTGAGTTTTCGAACACCTTATTGCACAGGCTGATACCGACGCCGGCTTTCGGATCTTTCAGCAGGAAGCGACGAAACACGTCCTGCCCGTCAGCGCACATCGAGGCAACGAGTGATTCGACAGCAGTAATGGCCGCGTTCCCGGTCAGTTCGCGCGCCGCCAGCTTCTCTAGCAACTCTACTACCTTCTGGTCGCTGGGTACGGAAGTTTCGAGTGGCTTGGCCACTTTGTACTTCTTCACACCGAATCGAATAAATGGGTTGAGCATTAGCGAGACCATGCTCTGCTCAAATTCATCAAGGTTGGCCAGTGCCTCTTTCTTAGCGTTGGTTCCCATCGTTTTGATGGCATCCAGCTTATGCTTTAGGGCAATCAGTTTTTCCATTAGTGTTTAACCTCAATCGGTAAGTCGAGAGTTTTCATGTGTTTTCTTTGGTTACTTCTTCAATGAGTGCCGCGTACACGTCAGTGACGGGCGCAAGTGAATCAGTGGACGTGGTTTCTGGTTTGGCTGGTTCTGTTTTCTTTGTGCGTTGAACCATACTGTTAATCGTCATGGTGTTGCGCTTCCGGGTGAGCGTTCTGGCATGGTCGTTTTGCTCTTCTACTTCTTTGATAAGCGCAGCCATATCGATGAAGTAGAGCTGTTCGCCTTTTCGGATCTCTTCGACCATCATCTTCAGTGCCTGACATTTGCCAGCAGCAATGGCCGCAGCGCAGGACAAGAAAGATGTAGCCGGAAGACGCTTCTCTTTGTAGGCGAGGATGGTGTGTTGGCAGACTGTATAGCTGCAATGGGTCTCATGACCGTTGATCTTCACTTCCGGGCAGCGCAGCGAATAACCGTTATTTCCGGAGATAGACGGGATTTTCGACAAATCTGTTCTTGTGGACATGCTTCCAACCATAGTCTTGTACTTACTTATTGAGCGCAGTTTAAAAAAGCCCCACCAGGGGGCTAAATGGTTTATCGAGGCTTACCAGGTCGCCCAGCAAGTCATTTTGTCCTGAGCGGCTTCGAACCGATATGGCTCCAGTAAATCGTTGGCATGGTGGACGGCGTAGGATTTTGCCTCCTGTTTAATCATAGGTAACTCGTTGGCCAGACGTGCCACCTGCCCTGCAAAACTGGCGAGCACCCCGTCACATGTCTGACCCGCGTCGACAATGATGCGTACCATGTCTAAGTCGCTGCGGCACATATCGCAGATCATGCCGTATTCTACCTCACGAATTCGCTCAACGACTTTTTTGGTATCGCCATTGACTACCAATTCCAGCAAACCAGGTGGGGTTGTCAGATCTGTAACGCGCTCGGTAACGTCAGGCAGTCCGACAATGCTCAGGAACGCCGCGATAGATGGGTCATCCTCTACACAAGCCCTGTCTTTGATCGCTTGAAGAGTCGCGTCGACAATATCCTCAAACCGTTCACGTGCATCGCATACTGCCTGGTTGGTGTAGACAACGCGACCGTCGTACCATGCACCGACACGCACTTCGACTGTTGCGTCTTTCATCTTGCTAATGAATCCCACGAGAGCTGCGCGTTTCTGCTTAACACCAGGTAGCTCCGGGGAATCGCCAAAACGAACCCAGACCCGCATGTATTTCGAGCCTTCCGCAAGAGGTGCGGCGCTCACAGACGTGGCGATGTGTTCCAGCGCAGTCTCGATCGCCTCATCGATAATCTTCTGGCGCTCTTCTGTATCAATTTCTACGCCTGATTTGTCGATGATTTCGGTAACGGACTTCTGTATATCTGCTTTCATAAAGGTTCCTCAATTCCTTCGTCACGCATATTCTTACAGAAAAATAAGTATGCATCTACTTATCATTGACGGCATACAATTTATACAAGAGCTTTAATGCCGTGTACCTTACTTTGTAGTTCAAGCTGCTTGGTGTATGGCTTGGCTCGATAGTAGGCTTTAAGGATCTGTTCTGATGTTGTACCTCCAGGATCGAGTCCTTCTTCTCCTAGACAAGCAACTTTAACGTTAAAACCAAGACTGGCGAGCCGTCTTGCTGCCGACATTGTGTTGCGGATCGCCTGTTTCTCGCTATCCCACATCATGATGACGTTACGTAAGCCACTCGCCTTTAGCGTCAGAAACGCGCCAAGTTGGTCTTCTGCGTTCTCCGTGGTATTTCCGGATAAGTGCATCCCGAAAGTGCCAATTGGCTCAACATAGTCCCGCAGCGTTTCCTCATCGAAGATAGCTCGCTTCACGCCCATGACGTCAAATGCCCCTTCGCATACAACTACTGTCTGCTTTCCTACCGCATTGTGGCCATTGTAGAGAAATTTACCAGATGCCGGCAGTTGCATAGGGAAGAGATAGCGACGTTCAGCCGTTCCAGTGACATCACGCCCCTGGAAGGTCTTCATCACGCCATCCAGATCGTAAACCGGTATCAGGATGCGCATATCAAACACCTGCCCTTTGACCTGGTCTGTGTACGGATCGACGTATGCGTGCTTGCCTTCTACGCAGTAACGTAGATCAAAGTATTTGGCCAGCTCCGGGGAAATCTGGCGCTCCACCAGATAATCAGGAAGACGACCGTCAATGGGGAGTTCGTAATGGCGCGGGAGAGCGAGTGGCCCCTCAAGCTCAACACCACTGGACAACACAACTTCTTCCTTCTTCGGCGACCATCCTTGTGAGATCAACGCGTTCTGGACGTACTCTTCAAAATCGCGACGTGATTTGCCGCTGTAGTGCTTGAGGAAGACCAGCTTGTTAAACTGGATCTCTTCCGGATGGTCGCCAGCAAAGCATTTGCCAACACCATTGGTCAGGTTGAAATAAACCTTCCAGTTTGAGCTGCCGCAGACCGGGCACTCCTTGATGTTGACCTCTCGTCCACGAGTACTGACACCACCACGACGGTAGATGATCCCCTCCATATCGAGCCATTGTTCAAAATCCAGCTCGGTCAGTAATTCTTTCAAGTCGCTCACGTTCTTAACCCTACTTTTTGCAGGTAGTTTCTTGATAAGCCTCAGTATTTGAATACCATAAAGGCTCATGTGTTTTTTCTTTTGTGGCTTTGGCAAAAGAGAAAATTTGTTCTCTTATGGAGACCTGCGTGGGGATCGTTTCCCTACGCCTTCTTTTTAGAGGACGTCCAGAATGCGCTCAATAAAACGCATTTGTTCAAGATTCTGTTTAACGCGAATACTAACTCCGCCCTTCTGGTTACGTGAGCCAGCGAAATAAAGACGCGCTTCGCCTTTCGCTTCTTCCTCTTCCGTTTTGTTGATAGTGATAACGAGGTCAGCGATACGCACCTTTTCGATGTTGTCGGCGGCGTGCATCATTGTGGCAACCTCGGACGCACCACCTTCCCTGTTAGTCTGTGATGCCGTTATACCTGCTACGTTATGCTTATCATATAGAGCGCGAAGGTCTGTGTAGATGCTACGAACATTGGCACGATCATCACGCAAATCGTAGCTTGCACGCATAAGATCGGCATAGTCGACGACAACCATATCCGGAACCATGCCGTTAGCTTTCATACTGCTTAACATGCGATCAAGATCTGCAGGTGACATACTTCCAGATGGTCTTTCAACGATCCACAAGCTTCCAATGCCTTTCGTCGCGCCAAGCTCCGCCAATTTGCGATGCACATCATCTCGACGCTCGACCAATTTGGACATTTCTGTTTCAGACAACCGCGCATCGAAACGGTCAGACAATATCGAGGTATGAACCTCTAAAGACAAATACAGGACGTTGTAGCCGGCTAGAGTAGCGTTGATGGAAAACTCCCCCATTGCGGTAGACTTACCTGACTTGGCAAAACCCATGAAAAGTACCATTTCACGTCGCGCCCACCCTTTTTGATACAGCATCTTATCGAGTAAAGGTATACCTGTTGTGATGCTGTTAGGTACATAGTCGTCTGATGACTCATACTCACGCGCCTTATAACGCTCACATGATTCAGCAAGATAATCATAAATGCCGGTAGCTTCGTTAGAGCCGATTTGCTGCACTTTGGTCATTATCGCCATCGCGCCCTGAAAATCGCCCTTTTCCTTCATCTCAGCAGCCTTAATCAGCGCGTCGTCAAATGCTACACTTTTGGCGAATGTTGCAACCTGGTCAACCATGTACGCAGTGTCTGATAGCTTCTCAGCAAGAATACGCTTAAATGTCTCGACAACATCAGGGAATAGTTCTTCGCGGATCGTTTTATCACGTTTGGCACGTTTGAGCATATCCAGTATTGCCGACGACGATGGTGCGCTTTTGTACATTCTGTAGTAGCCGGACACCATGTTTACCAGAATGGCGTTTGCTGCATTAGAAAACTGGTTTGGTGCAACCAGATCTCCGGCACGAGTCAAAAACTCATGATCGCGACAAAAATAGGCAGCAAGTCGGTTCTGGAAATCGTCGTCGAACTCTTCAGATAACCCTCGTCCTGTATGGCAAAGTTCGGTCATGTGCTTTCCTTTAATGTTTTAATAATTTGTTTTCTGATACTAAAAATTCTTTAGAGGGGATCAACAAGACGCCTTGCTTCTTCCAGTTCTTCCGGAAAATTGGCAATGATTACCCGCTCAGGCACAAGTTCCATCAACCATACTGCGGAGAGAATGATCCGGATGCGTTTGGCTCGCGTAATGCCACGCAAACGCTCCAGAACCCATTCGAAATAGCGTTCTTGTATCGGGTCATGCTGCATGTCTCCCATGTGTTTAAAACTCACCAGTGAGTCATCCAGACGCGTCTCGTAACGTTTGGCTAATTTCTTCTCAAATATTTCCACTAACTCCGGTTGCCATAGATGTTGAGGGCGTGGCAATTTGTCCCATAAGCGTCTTGCTGCCGCTGACAGAACAGTGGATATGAAGTAGTCGTATGAGCAGCAGTACCTATCTGCAAACTGTCGTGCTTTCCAGAGAGAGGTTTTATTAACTGTAGACAACTCCTGATACGGCAGACGTTTAAGACCTGTCGTATAAAAAGCCGTTTCAAAATGCTCTCGACCGTGCGACAACATGATGTAGGAGTACTGGCGTTTGTATGCTTCTGTAAAAAGGCAAGTGGCCATGAGTGGGTGCATGTCGCGATAATCGAACCACTTTGTTTCATACAGATCAGCTTCATCTTTGCATCGTGAGAGACCGATATTTTCGGCCACCCACTTGTCCATAACTACGGTGCTCCACTCGGTCATGAAGTCATACTGGTTGTTATCAATAGTGTTAAAGAAAATCTGACTCATGCGATCGCCCTGCTTGATAGGTAGATACTTACTTATCGTAATGGGCAAATCATAGCGACTGGAGATCCTTTTGGGAAGTGGAAACGCAAGGGTTTCGTCTGTGGGTAGTGGTTAGAACATGCCTGCTTCCGTATATATTTAATAAGTTATTTATTATTTAATATACGAAAGCAGGTCTTGAAATCGTAGCACCAGACCGAATTTGTCAGCCTTTTTTCATCAACTCACGCTTGATTTCATCAGTACGCATTGTTACATCAGAAGCCGTAATCGCCTCGTTCAGCTTCACGATATCCTCGATCTCCTGCGGCGACTTCTCAGCCAGATGGAAAATGGCTGCACGAATCACATCAGAACGGGTGAACTTTTCGAAACGAGGGATGAACTTCATCATCTCCAGCAGTTCGAAATACTCGTCTTCCAGCGACATTGTGCGGCTTTTAATTTTTTCTTTCCCACGAGTCGGGCGGCCCTGTGGTCTGACAGGCTGGCGCATAGGCGTGTTACTTTTAGCCTGAACATCCGGCTCTTTGCGCTTAGCAAGGTCTCCCATTTTCATGGACATTATTTTTCCTCCAGACTCAAGATGTAATCTACAAACTCTTCAAATTCGGCTTCCGCCTTTTTGTCACGTTCCGCACCGGTCATTTCAAAAATTGAACGACCAGCTTCTTCTGCATCGTCATAGACGTTACGGTTGTAAAGATTAACGGGGGCGGACTCTATACCAAATGTTTCCACAATATCTTTGGCAGCCAGAATACGGGATGCCTGCGAAGGTAGTGACGGGCATTGGTTAATCACTGCTCGGATCTTCACTTTTTCGTTGACGTTCCTAACGTTATCTATAATTGGGTCAATGTCACGAAGGGATTTCAGATCACGGCGTTTAGGGCGAAGCGGAATGATAATGAAGTCCGCCAACAGCATCACTTGGCGCTGAATTTCGGAGTCGAAACCTCCAGCATCGACCACGACATATTCAAAACGCCCTTTGAGTGATTTGATGTGTTTTACAATATCATCAGGCACATAAGCGAAAGGAATAAGTTCAAGATCTTCATTCTGGCGTCGGTCTTCGCACCAGCTAGTGGTAGTGCGCTGAATATCAATATCTGTAATTTGGGTTTTCTTTTTCTTTTTAACTTTTAGGCATACAGCAATTTGCTGGGCAACTGTAGATTTGCCAGGCCCGCCTTTCGTGCCGCCAACCACAATGATCTTGGTCATTGGATAGCTCCCTTTGCGTGAATTATAGTCGTATGAAACAACTTGTTTTCTTATATGGGATATAGCCTAAATGCCTACGGCGACGGTGTAAAGGTTAATTGTCAGGTACTGACGGCTGACAAGAAGCCCCATTACGGGGCTTGTTTATTTAGTGGATGATGTTCCATATTGCCAGTGGCATAACCGCTCTCCAAGCGTGTTATGAATGAGTATTTCACGTTCAGTTTGTTCGGTCATACTGTCATCCCGACTGACGTAGATAGGGTTTGCCCCATCACAAAAAAGAACCCCTACCGTTTGAGGCTTAATCACGCATCCACTTATCATGAAGCTCATGATGAACGACAGAAGCATCCTTACGCCGTATCTCGTTGATAGTCTCATTTTTCTCATCCACGGTATTCTGTAGTCGCCTGTTATCTTCTCGTCTGGCCTTTTCTTCAAGTGCTTGTCGAGCCGCTCTCCCACCCAATGAATATGCCCCGACAAGCACTAAAAGAACGACAGCCAACGTCATCAGACCACTTTTAATCTGTGAAAATAGGCTGCCAGTAAGCATCAGACTATCCCCTGTTGATGTTTACGAACCTGAGACCATGCGATAAAGCCGGCTACTACAATAGTTGCAATACCGAAAATAATGCGGACCGTATCACCGCTGGTAATGTGCCCCTGTGCTTTATCCATCGCGATTGAGACTTGTGGCATTACGTCGGCAAGTTGCGCTAACCCAATGCCAGCAGTAACAGTCGCTCCAGCTGTTTCTTTAGTAACAGGTACGGATTTAACTGTTTTGACAGGCTTAACGATACCTGCACGACGAAGCCCTTCTTCGACTATTTCTGAGGCATACCATGTATTTGGAGTTTTAAGAGGCCCACGACCATTCTCATGTCGAATAATGGCTTCAACCAACGGTTTAATGGTGTCATAGTTGTGAAGATCTATTGTCATATCCGGAGAAACACCAACAGCTTTTGCTACCTCATTAATATATGCCGTAGTGTTGTTCTCATGTGGAGGCGCCCATCGTTCAATGACTTCGCGGATGGTATCGATACTGGAGCCATCTCTTGCGCGGCGTTTATCGTGATAAGTGATAAGCGTAACTGCCAGTGCTCTAATTCCCCAAACTGGATCTTTGAACGTGCAGAAACGTGATTCGGAAGGATTATTGATTAACCCCTGCCACGGCGATCCCTTATCAAGGTTGCCAGGGTTATTGTTTCTAATTCCTCTTGGAGTATTCATCCGTGATCTCCTTTTATTTCATTCCACTTTTTACGCCATAGGCGGCAAGACCCAAAATCAGTGCTGTGATTAGAATCGACGTAATTTTGGAGACAATGCCCCCAAAAAAACCACTGGAAATGGTGTCTAACCTATTCAGAAGCTTATCTAAGTTTGAGTGTTGAATGCTGTGTTGCGCAGGTGTCATATCGCCAAAATAGGTTTTGAGCTGATCATTAACCTCTTGGCCAATCTCCTCTCGTAACTCCTTACCTAACTTACCAACAACTTCTCGCGCAACGATAGCGGCAATACGCTCCACCTGTTCAGGCGTAACACCTGCCATCTCGTTCGACATTAATTCCTCCATGAAAAGTCAAACAGATAGATGGATAGTTTATACCATATTTATATAGTAAGTACTAACGTACATATATTATGATTTTGTCGATGCGGGGAATTTTTTATAAAGAGTGGATAGTCCAACGTCATATATAAGAGCCACACGTTTGCGTGATTCTCCAGCTTTAATCAGGCGTCCGGCCTGTGCCCATTGTTCCGATGTTAGTTTCGGTCGTCGGCCACCAATGCGTCCATACGCTCTTGCCGCCTCCAGTCCGGCGCGAGTTCTTTCCACAATCAATTCACGTTCCATTTCAGCGAGTGCGCCCATGACATGAAAGAAGAATCTCCCCATTGGTGTACTGGTATCGATGGAGTCGGTCAGGCTGCGGAAATTAACGCCACGCTCCCGCAATTCTTCTACCAGAACGACCAAGTGACGCATACTGCGACCCAGACGATCGAGCTTCCATACAACCAGCGTGTCCCCTTCTGATAACGTCCTGAGCAACTTTTTCAGTCCGGGCCTTTCGGATTTGGTTCCGCTTATTTTGTCTTCAAAAATCAGTTCACATCCTGCGCAATTCAGCGCGTTACGCTGTAAATCGGTGTTCTGGTCATTTGTTGACACCCGCACATAGCCAATTTGCACGACAACTCCCCCTCTTAAAAGCCTGAATAATGCCATTTCAGGCTATCTTGTGCATTTTCATAAACGTTGGTTT